GATAAAATATTTTTTACAAAATACTGTTCATTCTCTGATAAGTTTTCCCAATCACGTAGGTCACCGCTTAAATCTATTTCTTCCGCTGTCCAAAACGCTGCTTGATGCATCTTATAATATTCCCAAATATCGTTGTACTTGATTGGGAATATCACAAAACGATTTGGATTTTCTGTTAAAATTTTTTCCATATTATTTAATTATTTTGTTGTTCTCTTTGTTTTCTTTTTTCTAATAATTCTTGAATTCTGTTTCGTTTTTTCTCTTCATTTTGTTCCTCAAGTCCTAAAAACGTAACTGAACTATCCGTATCAATATCTAAATATCCATTATCAAATTTACAATTCTCAAATACAACTCCATCATCACCAATTCTTGATTTAGTAATTGCAATTGTTGCTAATTTCATTTCTTTTTGTTGTAAACTTTTAGCCACCGTTATGATTACGTGACCAACTTGAGCCTTTTTAATTGACCCACCCATTTGGTCAGTGGTAACTACTTCTGATGAGATTGAACTTCTATTTCCTTGAGTTGCAGTCCATCCGACTAAATCTAACTCATGACACATAGATTCAAACCCTCTCATAACTGAACCTTCTGATTTCCATTCATCACCTAAATTTTTATCAGGTACGACACAATCAATATAATCTAAAACAACCATGTCTAATTTAATACCATCAGCAATCATTTTTCTAATCATATTCTTGATTTGAAGCATTGTCAAAGTATCAGACGGTAATTTTTGAAGAAGTAATTTATTCTCCATTTTATCCTCAATTTCTTTAACCTTAACCATTACTTCCTCCTTTTTAATTGATAGTTCATCAGGGTGAACTTTAGTCCATAAAGTGAAATGTTTTCTTTGGATAATTTTAGGATTGTCTTCAAAAAATATTTGAAGTACACCATAACCTAAATTATATGCGTGATTTGATATTTTAGTTAAGAATGTTGATTTACCAACCCCTGTCGGAGCTAAAATCACACCTATCTCACCTTTTGCTAATCCACCCTTTAACAATCTATCAATACCTGGTATTCCCATAGGGATTGGGTGTCTGTAATCCTCATTTAACACATCATCAAGATTAGAGAATACATCAGACATTCCGTCTTCTCTTTCCCCGACTTGTAATGCCTCTTTAATTAATTGCTCTAATGTGTCGTAGTTTTCAAACTCTCCCCCATCAATAACTTTTTGAGCTTTAGTGATTGCCTTTTGTAATTCTTGTTGTTTACAAAATTTAAGAGCCTTTTCTTGAACAAACTGTCCACCTTCAATAGTACTATCTTTGATTTTAGTTATTGTGTCAAGAACAATTTTGGAAGCCAACTCTTGCTGTAATTCAGATTTTGTTATCTGTTCCAAAGTATCAAAAGTAGGTGTGTGTTCATACTTTAAATAATACTCCTTAATCATTTGTATAATGATTTTGAAATATTTATTTTCAAAATAGTTTGTTTCAATTACATCAATTATGGACCTTCCGAACTCTTTGTCTACAATAATTTGATTTACCAATTGAATTTGGAATGTAGAACCTAGATAGTCAAAATTTCTAATTGTCGCCATAATTTTTTTATTCTTGTAATTGATAAATATTACCCCTCTACAGGAATTTCGTAGTTATTAAATGTTAAATTTTCAGCCGAAAAAATGTCTGTCAGGTCTGACAATAAACTTTTTATTTGCGGGCGTATATCTACGGTGTATCTTATTTTAGGTGGGTATATTTTAGCGTCAAACAATCTATGACAAATTGTCATGTCATTATACCTAATAATAAGTGAAAAATACTCAGGACCATCAGTAAATGAGGTCTCAAGAATTTCCGGATTCTCCATAATTTCATATGAATTCTGTAACATATAGTCAACAGTTTTCATCTTCAAAATATGGCACATTTCATCTTTAAAATCCTTTATATATTCATAAAGGTCATCAGAGTTTTTCGCCTTAGGATTATAATTCCTAACGTTGAAAAATCTTTGGACGATGATGTTGTCATTAACTTTCATCAAAAATTCCAATTTGGTTACATCTTGTTCTTTCATAATTTATTTTTTGTTTGATATTTTTTCTTTTCTTTTCTTGTTAGTTTTAAAAATGGTTTAACAAAGTTAACCCAAGCTTCGTCTCCTTTTGGTAAAAATTTAAAAAATCCGTCTTCCATCATCATGCGAATAAGATTCCTGTAACCTCTACCTTCGGGGTCTAATGTTTCTTTATAATAAAGTTCAACAATTTCTTTTCCTTCTTCTGTGATTAACGGATTAGATAAATCCACGATTTTTGTGTTAATCTCAAAAAATTCATTTCCATAGATACCTGATTTGGTTTTACCTGTAAGTAAATTTTGTAATACTTTGTTTTCTTTGTCTTCAGCGAATAACATTTCCGCTCTTGTTAAAATATCGGAAACAGATGTCGGTTTTTCAAGTATTTCGGGAAATAATTTAATAAAAGTTTTTTCCCCCAAAAAATAGATTCCATCAATATTATCAGATTTATCACCAGATAACACTTTGTAAGTTATAACATTATAATGAGGGATTTCAGCTTCATATAACCTAATAAAATCACCATTCTTGTATGTTAATTTTGTATTTGGGGAATAGATTGAGACATTATCACTAATAAGTTGTGTCAAGTCCCTATCACCTGAAAAAATGGTTATAGTTTCATTTGTTGATATCTTACAGTAATAAGCAATTAAATCATCAGCTTCATTATTATCAATATCCACCTGTCTGACAAACATCTCTTCAAGATATTGTTTAACTCGTTGTTTTTGTTCCGCAAAAGATTGTTCCTTAAACTCTTCTTTATAAATTTTACGATTTTCTTTGTATTGAGGGTAAATTAATTTTCGGGCAGAGGAACTATCTTCACCATCCCAAAAAACAACAACTTTATCAAAATTTTGTTCTTCAATAAAACGTCGGGTAGTATTCAGAAAATGCCAAATACCCCCAACGTGTTTCCCTTCATGAAAGAAATCTTTAACCCCATGAAAACCGATTTTTAATAAATTGTTACCGTCAATTAACAGTGTTTTAATCACTTAATTTATTTTAAAGGTTCTAGTCTTCAATATGTTCAATAACTTCTTCGTCAAGAAGAATTTCACCTGTACCTGTTAAAACAGCGTTCCAATACTGTGAATATTCTTTCTTATAACTCTCCAACGCCTCTTTAGTGTCTGAAATATAACCCTGTGGTACCGCAATAATCTTACCATCATTATAACCTAAACCATTTACGTGGTTTTTCAAGATAGAGATTTTGGTTCTGATTGCGTAACGAATAGTTCTATTATTTTTTGTTGCGGTAATATGATTAATACCCGCTTTCTTTTGATTTCCAAATAAGAATACTAATGCTGAAGCCAACCATAATGCCTCACCACCTTTAGCCTTGATTTCAGGTTGTCCAAATGGATTATCAGGTAAATCAACCCAAGGTTGGTTAACAACTACCATTGTATTATAATACGGATACTCTTCTTTTTTAGATTTACTAATTCTTGAGTGTATTCCCATACCAATCTTATCAGCAAGTGTGGAGGCATTGTGCATTTTTCCACCTTTACCTTCAAATGTCATTTTACAAGGAATACTTCCAACTGAATCCCACAAAAATAATAAATTATATGGTAAGTCACCCTTTTCTTGAGCGTCTAATACCTCATTAATAAAATCAGTTGCTTGTTCAATATAGTCAAAACTATCGTTAAAAATAAAATCACCATCCCATTCACCTTCAGAGTTTTGAGATGCGGATAATCCTAATTCAACTGCGTGAGTCCAAGACCATTTTTTCTCAGTAATGATGAAAACAGGTAAATGTCCTTTTTTCTGAGCATCAGCTGCCGCCAATATCATTGCGGTTGTTTTAGATGAGTTAGAGTGCCCTAAAAACATATTTATACCACCCATAACAGGACCTGGTAGTCCACATGCCCCCATGAAAGCATCCCCACAATTGTAGTAACTTTCAGGTTTATATTTTGTTTTTGATGAAAATTTGGATTTAATTGAATCTAATCCAATTTCTTTTTTCTTAATAGCCATAAATGTCTAAGTGTTAGTTAAAAATTTGTTAAAAAATAAGAACTTGGACACCTTGTCTAAGTAGATGTCCAAGTTCAATGAATTAGAATGGTAAATCACCATCAGGTTCGTTGCCAGCTTGTGGGTCAACTATTGGTGTGTTTCCACCAAAAGAAACAAGAGATTCGTCAGAGTTTCCGTAAGCATATTTACCTGCGTTAGAATCCCATCTAGGTACTTCACCTCTTGCAATCGCTTCCAAATATTCAACAGGTTTTTTAGAATAAACATCTGACCAAGTTAACGCATCGTTAACCCATGAATCAGAAGTTGTTTTTTCTTCATGTACTGGTATTGGGTCATCATACATAATGGTTTGAATTACCGTGTATGTTGCACCTTTTGGAGTTTTTGCTTTGGTTAATTCCAAAATAATATCTCTTCCTTTTTCAGGGTCAGTAATATCACCTTTAGCTCTAAAAATTGGAATAATTTTATCCAAAATCCCTTCGTTTTTGTAGTTGTGTTTGAATCTCCAAAACTTAACTCCATCTTGTTCATTATCACGGTCAACAACTTTAAGAATATAAAACTTTCTTGGTTTATATTGTTTAGCAAGTTCTTTGTCCGACTCTTTACCTGTTGACATAAGTTCTTCATAAACTTCTGTTAAAGGTGAACGTTCATTGTCGTTTTTTCCAGGGTCGTAAATTTTATTCCACTTTCCATCAATCTGTACTTCGTGGTACCATACCTCTTTGAAAGGTGATGAGCCGTCTTTTGTAGGGAGAATACGTAACCTTTTTTGACCTTGCTTTTCGTTATCCTTAAGGATAGCTGCAAAGTATTTTTTCATTCTTTCATCTTGTGTCATTGAGGTAGAAGATGAACCACCTTTTGTCGCTTGTTCGTACTGTGCAAGAACAGCGTCCAGAGAATTGTTTGTCGCCATATGTGTTAATTTAATTGTTTACTAAGTATAAGTGTCAGCCGTAGTATAGTCAAATACGTTAGATAAAAAAACGGTCCTAAGACCGTTAAATTATCTTACATATTCACCAATGTTTTCATCACCAAAATCTCTAAAACTTTTTTTAATATCAATTGGTGAATAATCTTGAATATCTTTTTGAGTTAAAACATATTCATTTTTACCTGTCTTTTCCATATCCTCTTCTTTATCTTCAAAGAATTGAGATAATTTTTGATTAAATGGACCTGAGTCTAAACTTCTCAATTCTAATTTTTCTTGAGGAGTTTTTTCTCTATATTGTTCAATCTTACTTTCTAAGTCATTTAGTTTATTAACTATATTATCCATAGTAGAAAGTTTTGTTTCTAAATCATTAATATGTTTAAATAAATTTTCAAAATATTCTTCTTGTTTGTCTTCAATATTTTTTTGAGACTTAACTAAATCAGTAATTTCAAGTTCTTCACCTTTTTCTTTCTTTTTATCAGATTTACCTTCGTCATCTAATTTTTCAACATCAGGGTCAGTTTCAGTATTAACAGGCGCCGAAGTTTCAGCAGGAGCTGTAGGTGGTACCGGAGGTGTTGCACCTGCCGTAGCATCCGCAGGAGGAGGAGGTATAGGTGGTCCACCAAGTTCTCCACCTGGTGCTGGAGGTAATGTGGCATCTTGCTCAGTGATATAACTATTAATTTGGTTATGTCTCTGTAATTCTTCTATAATTTTTAAATCAATTTTCATGTTCTTAACCATTTAATAGTTGTTTAATTCCTGTAGTTGTTTCAACTTG